GATCCGGTCGAACTCGGCGCGCAGCGTCACCAGGCACGGCACCAGGCCGCTCACCGGGGCACCTCGGAGTCCGAACCGAACAACCACCGGGCGGGCGGCGGCCGGTCCGCGGCCGGCGGGGTGATGATGCCCTGCGCGGCGAGCTCGCGGAGCACCATCGCGGCGCCGCGCTCCGCGCCGTCCTGCGCGCCGGCCTCCCGGGCGGCGGTCATCGCGGCGGCGATGCGGGCGTCGAGCTCCCCGTTGGTGCGCCGTTCGATGGTGGCTATGGTCTCCGTCTGCGCGGTGGTCTCCGCGTGGATGGCGTCCACCTTCGTGCCGACGGACTGCGCGGCCGCGCCGCCCGCGACGGCGCCCCCGGCGATGCCGGCGAGCACGCCGACCAGGGCGATGATCTCCGAGCTGTCCCAGCTGGTGGCGAACGACAGGCCGACGGCGACACCGCCGAGAACGGCGAGCAGGACGACGGCCTGCCACGTTAAACGGCTGGTCATGATGGGTCTCCCGGTGGGGTCGGGGCGCAGAGGGGTTACGCCTTGATGTAGGTCGCGGACAGCCTGATGTCGGTGCCGGACGTGATGGACTGCGAGGACGTGCGCAGGTAGACGAGCCCGTCGGTTTGGATGATCGCCTCACCGTCGGTGATGCCGTTCGACCAGACGGTCGACACCACGTGGTCGGGGCGGTACGCGACGGCGAGCTGGAACATCGGCGTATCCGGGATGTTGCTCGTCGTGGCGGTGACGGTGGCGCCGGACCGATCGCAGTACAGATCGATGTGGATGAGCTTGCCGCCGAGCAGGGCCGCGGCGCGCACGTCGAGGACGGTGAACCCGGACTCCACGGTGCCGACGGTGGCCGTGGTCGTGGTGACGTCCGGCGTGACGAGCTCGTCGACGTCGGTGTCGACGGCGGTGGCCAAGTCCTCCACGTGCTCCCACAGGCGGGCGTGGTCGGTGCTGGCCGGGTACGGGTACCCGCGGCCGGTGTCTGGCATGGTCAGCGCCTCCAAGAGATCGTCAGGGTGAACGCAGGCGAGTAGGTGCCGCGCCCGGCGAACCGCACGTACGGGGAGCCGTCGGCCTCGTAGAACGCGAGGCCACCCGCCGTGCCGTCCACCATCGCCTGCGCCCACGAGTCGGGGATGGTGAAGTCCGTGGTAGAGCCGACGGCGATCCGCGGCCCCGACGTCGACGACGTGAGCGTGGGGGCGCCGCCGGGCCGGGTCGCCTGCGTGACGAGCCGCATCGTGGTCGGCGTCGCGGCGTACGCGCCGCCGCGGGCCCGCCGGACCCGGATGGTGGCGGCGGTGACGGTGGCACCGGCGAGGCTGCGCGGCTTGGAGCCGTAGAACACGCTGCCAGTGTTGTTCGCGGTCCCGCCGTACGAGCCCTGCAGCACGTCGGTGGTGTCGGTGCGCCACGTCCCACCCTTGTACGACCGGGTCTCCACCGGCGACACCACGAGGCGGCCGGTCACCTCGACCGGTTTCGACGGCGGCGGCGCGTCATTCTCCACCTCACCGACGGCGGCGGTGAACAGTCGGCACGACGCGAACCACTGCGCGCCGACCCGGTGCAGCAGCAGCACGTCCCCGGCGGCGACGGTGAGGTCCCGGGCCACCTGCACCGTCTTGATCTCCCCGTTCACGGTGGCGGTGACGGTGCCGGACGACTTGGCGGCGGTGGCGGTGGCCAGGACGGCGTCGACGCTCACGCGATCACTTCCCGGACGGTGAGGGTCTGCCGGCCGCCGCCCGCGTTGTACGGCAGCCGCAACCCCTCGATCGTGCACACCAGGGCGTCGACGTCGGCGGTGGTGATGGTGACCGCGTCGCCCAGCTCCAACGCCGGGTTGGGCACCATGTCGACGGTGAACGTGCGGGCCACCTCGCGCAGCTTGCGGCGCAGGATGGTGCGGGCCGCGGACTTGGCCTGCGCGACGGTGGTCAGCAGCGGCGACGAGTAGAAGAACGGCACGGGCAGCGGGTTGAACGCGCCCCCGTACGCTTTCGGCCCGCCGGACGTGTCGTAGGAGACGCCCTGCACTTGCGCGCCGTCGGAGGCGGTGCCGCGGGCCACGACGGCGTTGAACGCACCCTCGCGGGTGGACTGCCCCGCCGCGGTGATCACCGTGCCGCCGGCGCCGTCGGTGAGGTCAGCGACGGATGTGGCGGTGTCGGCGGGCGGCGCGACGGCGAGGTAGCCGTCGGCGTTGACGACGGCCTCGGCGGGCCACGCGTCCAGCAGTTCGTGCACGGCGGCCAAGCGGTCCTCGTCGTAGTTGATGCCGGCCGGCACGGCGCGGTCGGCCAGGGCGTCGTCGACGGTGACGGTGAGCGCAGGCTCGACGAGCCCGCGCAGCGTGGACACCATCGTCCCGGTCGGCTGGTACGGGGTGACGAGGCGCGCCTCCTGCACCAGGGCGAGCAGGCCGACGGCCTCCACGGTGACGGCGTCGCCGGCCGCCTCCGACTTGTGCACCAGGAACCATCCGCGCTGCAGCCACTCCACCCGGCCGTTGCCGACGCCGACGCCGATCTGCACGCGCAGCCGTTGCCCGTTCGCGGCCAGGGGGTGGTCGTCGGCGACGGGCGACCAGGACTCGCCGCGGTACAGGCGCGGCACGGTGAGCACGATCCGTTCCGGCACGGACAGGGTCCGGTCGTGGTCTTCGCCGCCGGTGGCGACCGGCACGGCGTCGGTGAGCAGCTCCCCGTCGAGCCACGATTCGACGGCGAGGTGCCGGCGGTGCGACCGGGTCAGGACCGACGCCACCTCCTCCGAAATCTCGATCATGAGAAGTCGGCTTCGGCGAGGTCCAGCAGGGTGGTGTAGTCGTTGCCGATGGTCTGCAGGGTCAGGCCGGAGTAGGCGTCGGCGATGTCCTGCAGCGTGGTGCCGCGCGCTTCCAGCGCGGGGGCCCACCCCTCCACCTCGGTGACGTTGAGGGCGACGATGCGCCGCTCGTCGGATCCGTCCTGCGACCACCGACGCTCGACGGCGCCGGTTACCGCCCAGTAGGCGTCGACGCCCGAGTAGCCGCCGGGCTGCCTGATCTGCACCACACCTTCGGTGGCGGCGTCGACCAGTTCGAACACGGCGTCGCGGCCGGCGTACGTCTCGCAGAACAGCTCGACGGTGGCGGTGTACCCGGTGAGGTCGCCGGACACCACGACCACGTTGCGGCCCACCCGGAACGTCGACGAGTCCCGGTCGTACGTCTTGTCGGGCCAGGCCAGCACGACCACTTCGGCGGCGAGGCCGGTGATCGCGTCGGTCAGCGCCACCTTGCCGCCGGGCAGCGCGTACGTCACCGGGTCGGTGGTGTACTCGTCGACGCCGTCGACCAGGGCGAGGTAGTGCACGGGCACCCCGAACGGCAGTTCGGCGTCGACGCGCAGGAACGACGGGTCGGACACGCCCGGGTCGTCCCCGGCGCGGACCAGGGTGCGTTCCCCGCCGACGACGCGGTACAGCTCAACCGAGTCCCCGACCTGCAGCCCGGTCAGCGACAGCAGCACCCGCGGCGGCCACACATCCTGCACTGTGGCGGCGAGGGCGGCGGCCGGGCGGAACGCCAGCACCACAGACCGGCTGATCGCGGCGGCGCCGCCGGTGTACGTCAGCGACCCGGCGGCGAGGTCGGTCGCGGTGGTCTGGATCTGGTAGCGCCACGTCTGCGACGAGTCGTCACCGGTCGTGGTGCTGGTCGTCGTGATGGCGGTGAACCCGGCCGGGCCCGCCACCGACGACACATCATCCTGTTTCCAGGCGGCGACCAGCAGGAATTCGTTGTCGGCGGGCGGCGACGTCGCCGGGTAGGCGACGTTCTGCGCGGACGCGTTCAGCAGCGATTCGAGGGCGGCCGGTTCGAGCAGGCTGCCCGGGGCGGCGCCGCGGATCGCCGCGACCTGCCCGATGGTGTCGGCGCCGGCCGCGCCGCCGGTGAACGACACGGTGGGGGCTGCGTCGCCGGACTGCCACCACCGGCCGAACACGGCGTGGTTCGTGCCGGAGCCGTAGAGCTGCGTCCACCCGGTCGGGGTGTCGACGGTGCCGGTGCCGCTGTTGCGGATCGACGCGTGCAGCAGCATCAGGTCCCCGGCGGCCAGCCCGGCCGGCAGGGCGGGCGCGACGGACGCGTTGTTGCCGGTCGCCGCCGCGCCGGCCCCGACGTACGTGATGGTCATCGGGGCCCCGTCCTGGCGCGCCACGCGGTGCGCCGCTCACTGTCGCGCACGGCGACCGCGGTCTGCGCGGCGAACGGCGCCCCGTCGAGGAACACATTGACGTCGGCGGTCAGGCCACCGGCGAGCAGCGCGGCCGGGCCGCCGGTGCGGTACATGCCGCCGCCCGGACCGGCGAACGCGTGCCGGAACCCGGCGTCGCCGCCGTACTGCTTCTTCGCCTGGTTGTACGCGGCCTGCGCCGCCGACTGCACGTTCCCGACGGCCACGTTGATCGTGGTTTGAATGCGGCGGGGGAGGGCGTTCAGCCGGGCCTGCAGCGACCGCACGGACGCGAGGGCGGCGCCGACATGCACGTAGGACGCGGTGACGGTCTTCTTCGGGATGTTGAGCAGCTTGTCCGCCAGCTCGCGCGCCTTGCGTGAGCTGTAGCCCATAGACTCGGCGGCCGCGATGAACCTGCCGCGGAGGGTCTGTGCCTGCGCGGTGGTGCGCGGGGTGACGCCGTTCACCCGCTCCAGGGCCTCGCGCTGCGCGTTGATCGACCGGGCCAGGCCTTGCAGCGCGGTGTTGTTCGCGCGGCCCTTCGCCGTGTTGTCGCTGGTCTGCCGGCCGTTGCGGCGCGCCGCCTCCGACGCCTCGTCGAGCGACGCCCCAAGCTGCGTGTTCGCCTCGGCCAGGGACAGGTTGTCGCGGCGCAGGTCACGCTCCGCGTCGGCCAGGGCGCGGATCCGGTCGGCGGACCCGTCGGCGGCTTCCTGCACGCGCTGGAAGGTCGGCACCATGTCGTCGGTGGTGGCGGCCGCGACCTTCGCCGCGTGCTCGTACAAGATCCACTGTTTGGCGGCTTCGAGGCCGAGCAGGCCGGACTTGGCCAGGAACCCGTAGGACTCGGTGAGCGCGTTGATCGCGGCGCCGACCCCGCGGACGGTCACGTACAGCACGTTGAACACCTGGTCCAGGGCGGTCGCCGCCGCGATCCCGTCGTCGGAGAGGCTGGCCATCACCTCCTCGACGCCGCGGCCGAGCAGCGACAGGCCACGCTCGACGGAGGCGATCACCGGGCCCGCCCCGTCGAGGGCCCGGTCGACGCCCCGGCCGACGCTCTCCACAAAGTTGAGGGCGCCGTTGACCAGGGGGCGCAGCAGCCGCGCCGACTTGGAGAAGATCGACGACGTCACGGACTCCATGCGGGCCATGCGCGCCTCGACGTCGGCGATCGCCTGCAGCGTCGGGGTGATGAACGACCGGGCGCCGTCCTCCATCTGCGACCAGAACCGGGCGGCCAGGGCCTTCCCGGCGGACTGGACTCGCTGGTCGCGGGCGGCGAGCATCACCCCGCCGATCACCCCGCCGATGCCGGCGCCGCCGATGATCGCCCCGGACAGCGTCGCCCCGATCAGCGGCGCGGCGTAGAGGGCTGCCCCGGCGAGGGCGGCGCCGGCCGCGGGGGCGGCGGCGGCGATGCCCCGGGACACGCTCGTGCCGAACGAGACACCGGCGCGCGCGCCGGCCGTGCCGATCGACGCGGTCAGCCGCGCCGACGAGCGCTCGACGTCCTTGGAGAACCGTTCCGACCGGCGCGCCGCCGCGGTGAACCCGGGCCCGGTCCGGTCGTTGACCCTGAGATCAGCCTCGACGTCCCTAGCCACGGCGGATCACCTCAAGGGCGTCGTCGAGGACGTCGTCGAGCAGCGGCAGCCACGCGTCGACGTCGACGGACCGGGTGAACACCTGCGCCGGGACGGACTGCAGGTGCCACTGGCCGGCGGCGCGGCGCCCCCACGACGGGTGCCGGACCCGGCCGGCGTCGAGGGCGCGCAGGTCGGCCTTGCTCTTCGTCGAGCGGCGGGAGCCGCGGACCCGGATGCCGGCGGCCCGGCCGGTGTAGCTGATCTTCGGGGTGATCGACGCCCTGGCAGCCCATTCGTTGAGTCCGCCGCGGCGCGGCAGCTCAGCCCGGTACGCGGCGCGGGTCGCCTCGGCTTGCGGCTTCAGCCCGGCGCGTAGCCGGCGGCGCATGGCCTGCACGACGGTGCGGCGGGCGTCGAATGCCTTCAGCTCCCGGGTGAACGTTTCTATGTCGACAGCCACGATTTACCCGCCACCTCCTTTCCGTGCTTCTTCGGCCATGTCCTCCAGCATCTCGACCACCGTGGCCAGGTCCCGCGGGTCGAGCTGCAGCACCTCCGACAGCGGCCACCGGGTCGCCAGCGCGACGTCGATCAGCTCGCGGCGGATCGACCCTTGCGGCCAGGCGAGGGAGGGGTTGGGCCCTGCTCACCCTCCTGCTCGTCGTCCTGGTCGGCGTCGCGGACGTCGATCACCTCGGCGGACCAGCGGGCCCACGCGTGCTCGTAGTCCCCGGCGCGTTTCGCCGCCGACCACGCCCAGAACCGCGACGCGGTGTGTGGGGCCTCGTGCGGTGGCCGGAAGTCCTTGTGCAGCTCCCACGCGGCGAGGTCGCGCTGGTCGGCCACCACGTCGAGGGTGGTGCCGTCTTCCAGGGTGACCACGTACGGCAGGCGCAGGGCCCCGCTGGTCATGCCGTGACGCCGAACACGGGTGCGCCGACGACGGGGAACGACAGCTCGCCGGTGGTGAGCCACGCGCCCTGCTCGCCGCCGAACTGCGTCGGCAACGCGATGATCGTGAACGTGGCGGTGGGGGCGCCGGTGCCGGTGTACGGCGACAGGATCACCTCAACCTCGGTGCCTGCGGCGTCGCGCAGCGCGTCGGCGAGGCCTCCGGTGGTGTTGATCTGTAGGCCGTCGATCTGGAAGGTCCACACGGTGGAGTCCACGTCGGACACCGCACCGTCCGGGACCAGCGTGCGGTAGGTCTGGATCGGGGTGTCAGGGACGAGCCGCGCGACGCGAACCTGATTCGCGTACTCCACTTCGTCGATTTCGATGGACGCGGCGCGGAAGACTCGGGCCCCGGTCGGTGCTGGCATGGTCGTTGCTCCTTACTCGGTGCGCAGGGTGATCTGCAGGGCCGGCGAGTCGCCGGTGTCGATGGGGACCAGGACCGGTTCGACCCGGTCCACGAAACCGCCGTCCTCGTGCTCGTCGATGGTGTCGACCAGATCGGACAGGTACGTGTCGATCCACGCCTCGGCGCGGTCGGCGCGGTCGCCGGGTAGCACCACGATCACCCGCCACGTCGACAGGTACGCATCGCCGGGGCCGCGCTCCAACGCGCCCCAGACGGGCCACGCGTCGCCGGGGCGGGCGGCGCCGGGCTGACGGAGGTGCCCCTGCACACCGTCGACCGTGGAGAGCAGCTCAGCGAGGGCGGCGCGCCGGGCGGCGATCATGCGACCGGCAGACGTCGGTAGGGCCCTTCGAGACGGCGGATCTCCGCGTCCCACCCGGGGATGCGGTCGCGCTGGCCGTCGGCGTCGGGGGTGGTGAGGCCGAGTGGAAGGTTGCGCATGGCGAGGTTGCGCTGCACGCGGCGGAACAGGGCGTGCTTGATGTCGGCGGGCCAGCCGGCGGGGATGCGGCACTTGGTCTCCTGCGCGGCCAGTTCGGCCTGCAGCGCGTCGGCGACGTCGGCGTCACCCCAGCTCGACGAGTCACCCATGTAGTCGATCGCGTCCGCGGTGGTGGGGACGGCGGCGGTCGCCGCGCCGACGAGCGTGCCGGTGGTCGCCGCGTCGTCGCCGGACGCGATCTTCATGGTGTGCCAGCCGGCGGCCGCGGTCGGCGCCTCCACCCGCCACCGCTCGTCGGCCAGCTGCACCGCCTCCACGGCGGGGGTGAGGGTGGTGCCGTCCGGTTTGGTGACGGTGATGGTGAGGGTCGGCGCGCCGGCCGGGTAGCCGTCGTCGTCGAGGGCGGCGAACTCGACGCGCCACAGCGCGCCGACGGTGCGCGCCGGGAACGTGCGCACGTGCCTGATCGTGACGCTCACGCTCGCCTGCCTTTCGGGTGTGGGGCCTGGTCTCCGGCCGGGCCTGCGGCCCCACGCTGCAGGGGCCCGGCCGGAGATCGGTGACGCTACTGGTGCGGGTCGGCGCCGTCGTCCGCGGCCGGATCCCGCCGGTCGCGGTCGGCGGCCGGCGTGCTGGTGCTGGCCGTGGTGACGCCCGACTTCGGGCGCTCCGGATTGGGGTCGACACCCTCATCGGTTTCGACGCCCATCTCGGCGGCTGTCCTCCACTGCCCGGTGTGCGGGCTGACGGACCAGCCCTGACGCTGCAGGTCGGTGCGCTCACCCTCAGACAGCCCGAACGACGGCTCGGACGGGCCGCGCTCCGACAGGCCGCGCAGGTCGGCGCTGGTCGTGCCGCGCCCCTCGCGGAGCTTCGCGTTTTCGGCCTCCAGCTCGCGCACGCGCGCTTCGAGGTCGGCCTTGGTCTCCGGCATGTTGATCTCCCTGGTATCTGCGCTGGTATGCGGTCGGGTGCCGGATCAGCCGTCGGCCGGGTCGTAGATCAGCTCGCGGACACCGGCGAGGTCGATGACGGCGGTGGCGGTGTAGCCCCAGATCGCCAGGTCCACGTACGCGACCCGGTACTGGAATTCGAGCCGCTGCGGCGCGGTGGCCCACCCGCACACGCTCTCCGAGTCGAACAGGTACGACGACGCGGCGACGGTGCCGGTCGCCGCGAGGGCCCACGCCGGGTACGCGACCACGCCGTTGACGTCGATCGCGGAGTATCGCTGCCGGACGGTGCCGTCGGTGTTCGCCGGGCCCAGCGCCGGGTAGATCGGCCGGCCGGAGTCGTCCTCGGCGCCGACCAGCGCCAGGTAGAGGTCGATCTGCGCGAACAGGTTGTCCATGGAGAACCCGCCGCGGACGAACTGCAGCTTGGCGAACTCGCGGCGGATCTCCGCCACGAGGGTCTGCCCGGTGGTGCCGCCGCCGGCGGTGAACGTGATCCCCGTCGGCGTGACCGCGTCGAGGACGGCGACGGCCTTGGCCTCCAGCGCCTCACCCCACGCGCGGAGCATCTGACGCCAGATCAGCGACGACAGTTGCGGGTTGCCTCCCTGGTCCCACGCCTCGCGGGTGATCTCCACCTTGCCGGACACGGCGGCCGGGGTGACGGTCTGCGAGGTCGCGGTGAACGCGCCCGGCGTCGGTTCCGTCCCCTCGGTGTGGGCGGCGACCAGCCCGGACGCGCTGTTGAACTTCGGCAGCACGAACGGCGTCGAGTCCTGCAGCGAGCCCTTCTTGATCGCGTCCCACATCGGCGTGCGGTACTGCCGCTGATCCACGTACATGTCGGGGCGCTGACGGTTCGGGTTGAGGGCCGACGCGTCGGTGCGGTCGACGTCGAACATCTCCCGCATGAACGTCTCGGCGCGCGACTTCGCGGCGAGGTCGCCGAACTTCCCGGCATTGATCAGGTCGGTGGAGAAGTCGTGGTCGCCGCGGGTGAGGTTGCCGCCGCGGTCGAACCGGTACGGCGCCACGTACCCGACCCGGGCGCCGCCGGCCGGCGGGGCGCCGTTGCCGGCCGGGTTGACGAACTGCCGCACCTGCTCGTCGGCCGCCGTCTGCGTCGGCGCGGCGTTGGGCACCGGCGCGCCGGTGGCGACCAGCGCGCGGAGCTGGTCGAGGGTGAACGTGATCCCCGTCGGGGCCGGGGCGGGCGCCGGGTCCGGGGTCGGGGCCGGGGCGGGGTCCGGGTTGGGAGTCGGCTGGCCGAACGTCGCCGCCGTCGCGGCGGGGGTGGTCGGCGCCGAGCACTGCGCGCCGGGCGCGTGCTCCTGGCCACAGTGCGTGCAGTGCATCGGTGGTTCCTCTCGGGAGGCTGCGACGTGCGTAACTCGCGCGTCGTCGAACGATGGGACAGCGAGCAGCGACGTTTCGAGCAGCACGGCGGCGCCGGCCGGGACGAGCGCGACACCGCGGTGTTCCGGGTCGTGCTGCAGCGCGGCGTCGTCGAAATCGACCCCGACGGAGAACCCGTCGAGGGTGCCATGCGCGGCCATGGCCAGGGCGGTGTCCCCGTCGGGGCCGGGCGCGATGGAGAACGTGCCGTAGAGGCCGTCAGGCTGTTCCCAGAGGGCGACGGCGCGGCCCAGCGGCAGCGAGTAGTTGTGGTCGCGCAGCAGCTTGACGCGGGTCACGTCCGCCCAGCGCAGCGCGCCCGGCGCGAACCGGTAGCGGCGCATCCCCTTCGGCGACGACACGGCGCCGTAGGGCAGGATCCGGCCGGTGATGGTGCGGCGGGTGACATCGGGGATGGCGCGGCCGCCGACGGCGTCGAACGTTTCGCGGGGGGTGGGGCCGGTGAACGTGGCGGCCGGGGTCGGGGCCCCGGCCGCCACGCGGCCACCGTCCGGGCCCGCGCGGCCGTCGCCTGGCCTGCGCAGGGGCGTGACGGTGGCGCCGCCCGCCCCCGCGGCCGGGGCGGGCGGGGTCGGTGCCGACCAGGGCGGCAGCCATTCTTCGGCCTGCACGTGCTCGGTGCCCCAGATCCCCATGCGCAGGCCAGCCTCGTACACCTCCATGCGGGTTTTCGGGTCGGCGCGCAGGTAGTCGTCCAAGTCGAACCGGACCACGTAGCCGCGGCGGGTGACGTCACCCATCGACAGGCGGTCGGTGATCGCGGCCATGTACGGCGACAGGGTGTCGTTGATGCGGTCGCGGCGCCGGTCGACGGCGTTCTGGTAGGTGCGGCTCGTCGTGTTGACGCCGAGGTCTTCGGGGTCGAGGCCGGTCGCGTTGGCGATTTCCAGGCTCACCTGCCGCTGCAGCTCGACGAGCTGCAGGTCGGCCGGTTTCGTCCCGAGCGGCTCGTTGTACTGCACGGCGGCGGGGATGTAGCCGGTGCCGCGCTGCTTCCGCGCCGTCAACCAATCGCTGATCATGCCGGTGATCGCGTCGTCGGAGGCCGGGTCGGCGCCGTCGACCGGGGTGAAGAACCCCAGCGGCTTCGGGTCCTCGGCGTACATCTGCGCGGCCATGTCGAGCAGCACGGCGCGGCGCAGCGCCCGGCCCTGGTACTGCGACAGGCCGGGATTCGGGGAGTCGAAACGCATCATCCGCGACCCGGGCACCTGCCGGCCGTCGACGTACACCACGGCCTCGCGCGGATCCCACCCGGACGGCAGCGGCGCCGGGGTGTACCCGGCCGGCGGCTGCAGCGAGCACGTGGCGGGGTCGCGGCGGCGCACCCAGATCGGCCGGCCGTCGGACGCCTGCTCCAGGATCTCCCACCAGGCGATCCCGTCGAACATCAGGTCTTCGAGGGTCTGCGCCATGTGGACCACGTTCGGCACGTCCCGGTCGAACTGGCGCAGCAGCGGGTTGTCGGTGACCCGGCGGTCCGGCCCGTACTCCACCAACGGCAGCGTCGACACGGAACAGATCAGGTTCCGGGCGCGCAGCATCGCCGGGACCGACAGGGCCTCGGCGCGGCCGATGGTGACACCGGCGCCGCCGCGCGCCGCAAACTCCATGATCACGCGGTCGATGGGGCGGGGCGTCGCGGAGAACTGCACGGGGTCGGTGAACGTGTCGCGCAGCCACCGGCGGAAACCCATGCTCGCAGGGTAGAGCACCGGATGTCCGCTGCGGATCATCCTGGTGGCCGAATCACCGGGCCAGTACCCGCTGGGCGCCGCCGGGGTGTCCGAAAGCGATCACACCTCGAGGTTTTCCTTGCCGTACAGCAAACGTCGGTCGGGATCCCGACCCCTGAGTTTCGTCAGGCGGGGAGCACCGGCACGAACCGCGGCGCGCCGACCGCGGCCGGCATGGTCTCGGCGAGGTGCACGGCGCCGGCGATGGCGTATGCGGCGTCGACGTGCGGCGCCGGCGCGCCGGGCTGCGGCGGTCGGCGGGAGAACACCCACCGGTCGCTGGTCCACAGCTTGTCGGCGCCGAGGATGTGCGCGTCGGCGAGGGGGTCGGGCGCGTGCAGCACCAGCCCGGCCGCGACCTTCGCCGCCAACCCCATGCACACCGCGGGCACCTCGGCCCGGATTTCCTCGACCAGCACGTTGCGGGGCGGCCACGGCCTGCGCTGCTCGCCGCGTTTCTGCCGGTCGGCCAGCCCGGCCGCGGCGGCCGCGGACGGCCCGGACGGTAGCCACCCGAACGCGCGCGGGCGGATCCGCTCCGCCAGGCCGGGCACGGCGGAGAGCAGCTGTTGGACGGCGTCCACACCGGACCAGGCCTGCACGATTTCGACGCGGACCTGCCGGCCGTCGCCGGTGAGCGCGGCCGCCGCGGCGGTCGCGTGCTGCAGGTCGGGTGCGACGTCGACGACGAGCGCGACCCGGGACCGGAGGTCGGCGAGGCTGCCCGGCCGCTCCCCGGCCTTCCACGCCGCGGCGTCGATCGCCGGGTCGTCATTGGCCACCCGGATGCACAGCCGCTCCGTCTTGAACCCGGACAGCTTCGCGCCGCCGGCCTGCACCGCGGCCCGGGCCTCCAGCATCAGCTGCTCGGGGTCGAGGCGGCGGCCGAGGTTCGGGTTGGCGGCTGCGTGCGCGTACGGGTCGAGCGGATCGGCGTCGAGGGGCGCGGACCATTCGAACAGGCCGAGGCGCCAGTCCCCGGCCGCCTCCGGCATCGGCTCCCCGTACGGCGGGTACCCGCCGGCCTGCTCAAGCCACTTCAGGTGAGCCAGGGCCTGTTCCTGCAGCCCGTTCAGCACCACCGACTTGTCCGACCCGGCATTGGTCATCGCCCACACCTGCGACAGCCACCGCGCGCCGGTCGCCGGCACGGCGGCGTCCCACGCCGAGTAGTCGTGGTGCTGCCGCAGCTCGTCGAGCACCAGGCGGTCGATCGACAGGGACCGGCCGCCTTCTTCGTTCGCGGGCGCGATCTTGTAGCGGGAGCCGTAGTCGTTGCGGAACACCTGCTCGCCGTTGGCGCGGCGCACCCCGCCCCGCGCCGGAACATGCTTCCACAGCGCCTTGATCGGCCGGGCGAGGGCGATCGCCTTTTCCCACGATTCCTGCGCGTAGTCGAGCTTCGTCGACGTGCCGAGGATCAGCGGCCACTGGTCGATGAACTGCCAGTACAGCGACAGGACGACAGGCACTTCCGTCTTGCCGTTCTGCCTGGCCACGATGACGAGCACCTTGTGGAACCGCGGCCGCCCGTCCGGCATCAGCTCCCCGGCGTGAACGACCAGCCATTCCTGCCACGGGTCGAGCGGGTGCCGGAGCACGTCGCGGGCGAAGTCGGCCTGCGCGAACCCGACGGACGTCTCCGGCGTCAGCTCACGCCGGGGGGGCGTCCACAGGCGGGGGGTCGTCGACCCGAGCACCGGGCCGGGCAGCACGGATACGGGTGAGGGCCTGCTCAGCGGGGTCTGCGTCATCGGCGGGGCCTCCCGTACGTGCGCGCGCCCGGGCGGCGGTGGTCAGGTGCAGTTGCTGCAGCGCGGCGAGCAGCTTCGGGCCGAGCGCGTCGGCGACCCGGTACGGCTCGACGATCTTGGCGAGGGCGGCGAGTTGCTGACGGCCGGCCATGTCGTCGAGCGGGAGGCCGGTCTCCGGGTCGAACAGGGCAGCAGCGATCCGGGCGACGCCGGCGGCTTCGTCGATCAGGTCGGCGTAGTAGGCGGCGAGGGCGTACGTCCCGCGGTCCTCGGGGGCCCGGGCGCGGGGCGGGGCGGATCGGTCGACGGCGCGGCGCATCGGGCCGCGCCGGGCGCTATCGGCCGCCATCGCGGGGAATCGGCGCGGAATCCGCGGGGAGAGAGAGAGAACAG